GTTTCTTGGTCTGCACCCTCTGTTGCTCTCGTATGCCCACTCTTTGAGGCTATTGGCGTCGGATGCAATTGCTGTACCCTGTGTAACTCCGCTAGTAATAGCGAAAGTGGTAGCGAGCATCCGACACTTTGGGAGTGGGGTTCAGTTCCATCCCGCCGTCCTGTGCCGCCACACAATGGTTGCGCGGAAGTAAAGAATCCAAACAGTTTGTCTGGTATGTGGCGCGATCACTATCGCGCATATCCAAAACAGATATCTGTGCCATCGGAGGAGTTGCTTCGTGCCATTGCCAAGGTTGAATCTAACAACGATCCCAATGCAGTTGGAGATGACGGCAAAGCAATTGGTATATTTCAGATTCGTTGGGAATACTGGAAGGATGCTGTAGATTACGATTACAGAGAAGCGAAGCGGCGGGGATGTGGTTGCATTCTAGACATGAACAAACGGTTTGTTGAACAGTGTGATAGGTGCAAAGGTATCCCAAGTTTCATCGGAGGACGATATGAAGATTGTTGGAATCCAGTTTACGCCAAAAAGATTGTGTTGCTGTATATGGCACATAACGCTCTAAGCGGGGCGTCAGATCAAAGTCTTGCCCGTATTCATAACGGAGGGCCAAAAGGACCTCACAAGTCTGAAACCCTTGAGTATTGGAAACGAGTAAAACAATATATGAAGTGACTTGCATAGTGCTGAATATGTGCTATGCTTATGAACCATGAGCAAGTACTACACCAACATTTCATTGCTTGGTAATCGCATTCTGTTGCGCGGGGTAGACTCCGCAACAGGATTGCGCTTTAATGAGGCAACAGAATACCAGCCTACGCTGTGGGTGCCTTCCAACAAGCCAAACACCAAGCATCGCACGGTGGATGGCAAACGAGTGGAACCTGTGATGCCTGGAACCATGCGCGATTGCAGAGAGTTCTTGGATCAGTACCAAGGCGTGCAAGGATTTGAGATTTACGGTAACACACAGTATCAGTATCAGTTTGCCTACGACTACACTCGCCAGCATTGGAAGGAAGATATCGCATGGTCTGTTGATCACATTGATGTGGCAGTGATTGATATTGAAACCACTTGCGATTCAGCATTCCCAACTCCTGAAGATCCCAACGAACAGATCAATGTCATCACGCTCTGGCGCAAAGATCGCTACCATTGTTGGGCGTTGGGTGATATTGCGGGAGACTTGGATGCGGATGCTCCCGTAGAACTACAAACATTCAAGCGAGAGAAAGACTTGCTTGAAGCATTCTTGGAGCATTGGGAACAGAATCCTCCTGATGTAGTCACAGGATGGAACACTCGTTTCTTTGACTTGCCGTACTTGCACAACCGCATTGTGCGTGTGTTGGGCGACCGAGAGGTACTACGCTTGTCTCCCTGGCGCAAAATCAAAGAAAAGCGCGTGGTCATCAAGCAGCGTGAGACTGTGTGCTATGAACTGGTTGGTATCTCGTCACTAGACTACTTTGAGTTGTACAAGCAGTATACTTTTATCACCCAAGAGAGTTACAAACTGGATCACATTGCGGGGGTGGAACTAGGAGAGAGAAAGTTGTCATACGAGGAGTATGGAAACATGACTGACTTCTACAAGCAGAACTTCAAGCGATTCGTGGAGTACAACATCAGGGATGTTGCTCTTGTTCGGCGCCTGGACGACAAACTCAAACTCATCGAACTGCAACTGTCTATTGCGTATCTTGCCAAGTGCAACTACGAAGATGTGTTCTCACAGGTTCGTACATGGGACTGTCTGATTCATTCGTATCTCATGGATCACAATACCGTGATTCCCATGAAGAAGGACTCACGCAAAGACTTCCAGTACGCTGGCGCCTATGTGAAGGAACCGTTGCTTGGTCGCCATGATTGGGTGGTATCGCTTGACTTGAACTCGCTGTATCCACATCTCATCATGCAGTATAACATCTCACCCGATACCATTGTGGATCGTGTTGGGATGGGCAAGGGAAACACCGTGGATGATTTGCTGCACCGCAAGGTGGATACATCGCATCTGCCTGGACTTGGATTTGCAATGGCAGCAAACGGTCAATGTTTCCGCAAGGATCGGCAAGGATTCTTGCCCGCTCTCATGGATCGAATGTACGAGGATCGCAAGGCAGCAAAGACCGCAATGATTCGCGCCAAGAAACACAAGGAAACGCTGACCGATCCCAAACAGAAGCGCGAATGTGACAATCAGATTGCGTATCATTCCACCAAGCAGATGGCGTTGAAGATCGCGCTAAACTCCGCTTACGGTGCTTTGGGCAATGAGTACTTCCGATTCTTCGATATCAGGCAAGCAGAAGCAATCACACTTTCAGGACAACTCAGCATCAGGTGGATTGAGAATGCGCTGAACAAATACATGAATGAATTGCTGAAGACCACGGCCGTGGACTATGTGGTTGCCTCAGACACAGACTCGATTTATCTCCGCATGGGTGCGCTTGTGAAGCGCGTATTTCCCAATGGCGCTGACACCACCAAGATCGTGAACTTCTTGCACAAGTGTGTGGAAGACAAGATTGAACCATACATTGAAGCACAGTACGATGAGTTGGCGAAGTACATGAACGCTTACGCCAACAAGATGGTGATGAAACGCGAGGTTATTGCTGACGCAGGCATTTGGACTGCCAAGAAGCGGTATATTCTGAATGTGCATGACTCCGAGGGTGTGCGATACACAGAGCCTGCTCTCAAGATCATGGGTATTGAAACTACTCGCTCATCCACCCCACAGGTGGTGCGTGATGCGCTGACCAAAGCCATCAATCTGATTCTGACCACGGATCAAGAAACGGTGATTCAGCATATTGAATCGTTCCGCGCAGAGTTCAATGGAATGCCCCCGCACATAATCGCTTTTCCTCGCGGTGTTAGAGGCCTTGACAAGTATTCTGATTCGGCATCGGTGTACAAGAAGTCCACTCCGTTGCAAGTACGGGCATCGTTGGTGTGGAACCATGCGCTGAAGCAGCGCAAACTTACCCGCAAGTACAAACAGATTTCTAATCACGACAAGATCAAGTACATTCATCTGCGTGTGCCAAATTCACTCGGTGAAAATGTGATAGCATTCCCCGATTATCTTCCCAAAGAACTTGACCTTGAACGATTCATCGACTACGATATGCAGTTCGACAAGGCGTTCTTGGAACCGCTGAAAACCATCTTGGAAACGGTGGGCTGGAGTCACGAACGCAGAACAACATTGGAGACTTTATTCGGATGAGCAACTTCACTATTATCAACGGTAACTGCCTGAATGAGATGCGTAAACTTCCCGCGAACAGCGTGGATGCTATTGTGTGTGATCCCCCGTATGGCTTAGAGTTCATGGGCAGCGAATGGGACCGTGGTGTGCCCGGCAAAGACTTTTGGGTTGAAGCACTCAGAGTCGCCAAGCCAGGAGCATATCTGCTTGCATTCAGCGGAACTCGTACATACCATCGACTCGCTGCTGCCATTGAAGATGCGGGATGGGAAGTACGCGATATCGTTACATGGGTCAGTAGCAAGACCTTTCCCAAATCGCTTGATGTCAGCAAAGCAATTGATAAAGCAGCAGGAGCCGAACGAGAAGTTGTCGGATGATGTCAGCAAAGCAATTGATAAAGCAGCAGGAGCCGAACGAGAAGTTGTCGGATACTGCCGTGGAGTCACCGTAGAAGATAATCAAGGATACGGTGGATTTGCCCGTGGTGGTGTGGGAATCACGCAGAAAGGTGCTGAGATTCCTGTTACCAAGGCAGCAACTGATGCTGCAAAACAATGGGAAGGTTGGGGAACTGCGCTGAAGCCATCATGCGAACCCATTTGCATGGCGCGAAAGCCATTGGAAGGAACAGTAATAGAGAATGTACAGAAGTACGGTACAGGAGGTATCAACATTGATGGATGCCGCGTTCCGATGGGTGACGAGTACGATCCCACAAAGATACAGCGCCAGCAAAACAGCGAAGGTTCTGTGAAGGGAGCATTCGGTGCTGCCGCGCTGATTGGTAAAGAGATTCCCACATACAAGCCAGGTGGACGATGGCCTGCAAATCTAGTTCACGATGGAAGTGCTGAAGTGATTTCTGAATTTCCTACAGACAAGCCAGGTAAGATGGTGCGTAACCGAACAGCAGGTGCCAGGATGTTCAACAATAATGGAGAAGACACAGGATACGAAACCGTGGAAGCATTAGATGATCCAGGCGGATCTCTTGCGCGTTTCTTCTATTGTGCCAAGATTTCAAAAGCAGATCGTGGAGAAGGTAACGATCATCCAACTGTAAAGCCAACGGCGCTCATGCAATATCTTGTACGACTAGTGTGTGCCAAGGGAGGAACCGTTCTTGATCCATTCATGGGTAGCGGTTCCACAGGCAAGGGTGCTTTGTTGGAAGGATGCAAGTTTATTGGTATTGACTTGAATGCAGACTACTGTAAGATTGCAGACAGAAGGCTCACGGAAGTTACGGAGTCGATGCCTGTTTCGTTGGAGGATTTACTATGATGCCTAATCTTTGGTATTGACCTTAATGCAGACTACTGTAAGATTGCAGACAGAAGACTCACGGAAGTTACGGAGTCTATGCCGGTTTCCTTGGAGAATCTAATGTAATGATGCCAAATCTTGACTCAAACTTTGAGTGGGCAACAGATTGGAAAAGCAATCCTACCCGCTGCGTTCATTTAACACAGAACGCATACGACTTTGTTCTACATACATTGGAGAGTGCATCGGTAGCAAATCAAGCATTGGTGAAAAAACTCTTGAACTCCAAGACATCAAACCTTGATCGCTTTAACGAAGCAGTTGAAAACGGT